AAAACGATCTGATATATATGGTGAGCTTATGGCTTTTATAGTTAAACAAAGAGCATCAAAAGAAAATTTTACAATTACTCCACCTGAAGTAAAGAGTACTAGAGGATCTGAGGATCAGGTCGTATCTGTAAATGGATCTCACACAGCAGGAGACACAACTATTGCTATGGATGGATTTGGAGCTGATAGTGCAGGTAGACTCAAGTCAGGTGATTTTATAAAATTTGCAGGTCACACAAAAGTTTATATGATAGTTGCAGAGTTCACTCCATCATCAGGTGCTGCAACAGTAACTATTGAACCTCCACTAATATCTAACTTATCTGATGATGAGGTTGTTACTTATAACAACGTTCCTTTCCAAGTTCATATGCTTAATGATATTCAAGAGTTTGGTGCGGTTGGTGCTGATAAGGATGGAAATTTATTATACGAATTTGAAATAGATGTCGAAGAAGCAATATAAAATTAAATATTTTATGAATGCTGACATACTAGCTGAAGAGATAGTAGAGGCAGAGTCTATTGACGTTAATAAACTTGATTTAAAAAAGCATGACTTTCCATCAAAAAATGCTGACTATAAGGTGAATGGTGATATAAAGGTAATTAGAAAGAGTATAGAAGATTATGGCAAGAACACTAACGACAGCACTCAAGAACGAACTATTAACAAATGAAATACGACCTGTTCATTTGTTGTCAATTGGTTTTTCAACACCTGTAAACATTACAGATAATAGTTTTAATTTAACGTCATCTGTTTCAGGATCTAGCATTACCTATACTGCTTCATCTTTTTTAGTTGCTACACCAACTTTTACAGAAGAAACTGATCTTACAAAAACTAGTTTGAATATTACTCTATCAGGAGCAGATCAGACATTCATATCAACAGTTTTAAATGAAAATGTGGTAAATGACAGTGTTGATATCTTTAGAGGATTATTAGACTCTAACAATGCACTCATAGCAGATCCTATTTTATTATATTCAGGAAACATAGACACTTTTCAAATAAGTGAATCTGAAACTGAATCAATAGTTAATTTAACAGTTGTTTCTCATTGGGCAGACTTTGATAAAAAATCAGGAAGGCAAACTAATAACAACTCCCAACAAAGGTTCTTTAGCACAGATGTTGGGATGGATTTTAGCTCTCAAACTGTCCTTGATTTGAAATGGGGTAGAAGATGATAGATGCAATTATAAAACTATATCAATCTTTCGATAAATATAAAAAAGATAGTTACTCTGATCTTTATTATCATATCCACCCATCTATAAATTTAAATCAGTTTAAAGTATTTAATGAAGGAGATAAAATATATGGTTTTGTAAACTGGGTTTTTCTAAGTGACTCTGTTGCAGACCAATATAAAAAAACAGGAACTTTATATAAGTGGGAATGGCAAACAGGAAAAAACTTATGGCTATACGATATTATTATAAAAAAAAATCCAAAAGAGGTGATGAGCTGGGTGTATAATTATTTTAAAGAGTATCTTAAAGTTAATCAATCTATTCACTGGTTAAGATTAGATACTGATAATAATGTTTATAGAATAGGTCAAAAATTTAAAAGGGAGTTTCACGGATAATGGGTGGTGCAGTCAAAAAAGCTGTTGAGGTAGTTCAACCTGTATTAAGTGCAGTTAATATATTTAGCGGTAAAGGTTTCAACCCTTATGTTGCTCTAGGTATTTTTGCAGTAGGTTGGTTATTTAGTAGATCAAAAAAACCTGAAATTCCTGACTTCGGAACTAATGATTTTGAAGAAACAGAACGAGGTATATTAGTAAACAAACAATCAAACAATGCATCAATACCAGTTATATATGGTGAGAGACTTGTTGGAGGAACAAGAGTTTTTATAGAAACTTCAGGAACAGATAATGAGTTTTTATATATGGCCTTAGTATTAAGCGAAGGTGAAATAAACTCAATAGAAGAAATAAGAGTTGATGATAAAGTGGTTTCTTTTACAGGTGCATTGTCAGATAACACTCAAAGGACTGTAGCAAGTTCAGATTCTAATTTTTATAAAGACGGAGTAAGTTATATAACAGTTGAGCCACATTTCGGAACTGATGGCCAATCTGCATCTAGTTTATTATCTACTTTATCAAGCTGGGGATCTAATCATAAACTTTCAGGAATTTGTTATTTAGCTTTAAAATTTAAATGGAATGCAGATGTATTTGGTGGCATCCCTCAAGTTCAAGCTAAAATCAAAGGCAAGAAAGTCGTTACACTAGCATCTAATTTATCAGAGCAAACAGCATCTTTTTCAACTAACCCTGCTTTTTGTTTGTTAGATTATTTAAGAAATGAAAGATATGGAAAAGGTATAGCAACTTCAGATATAGACTTACAAAGTTTTTATGATGCATCTCAAGTTTGTGTAACTCAAGTAACACCATATTCAGGAGCATCTCAAATTAATATATTTGATACAAATGCCGTTATAGATACATCAAGAAAAGTAATAGATAACGTGAGAGATATTTTAAGAGGATGCAGAGGTTATCTTCCTTATGTACAAGGTAAATATAGATTAGTTATAGAAACAACAGGATCAGCATCAGTATCATTAGGTGAGGATGATATTATTGGTGGATACGAACTAGCATCGCCAACTAAAAATTCTAAATACAACAGAGTAATAGCAACCTTTATTAATCCTGATCGTAATTTCCAAGCGGATCAAGTGACTTTTCCACCAACAGATGATTCAAGTTTACCTAGTTCAGATCAACACGCAACAATGAAAACTGCTGATGGTGGTTTCTTACTTGAAGGAAAATTTGACTTTAAGACTATAACAAGTCCGTATCAGGCGGAAGAGATGGCAGAGATTATTTTAAGAAGAAGCAGAGAGTCATTAGGTTTAAATATAACAGCAGGTTTCAAAGCATATGAATTACACATAGGAGACATAGTAAATATAACATTATCCAGTCTAGGTTTTTCATCTAAAGCCTTTCGAGTTTTATCTATGGTCTTTAACGAGGATTATACCATAAGTTTAACTTTAGTAGAGCATCAAGATAGTTTTTATACTTTTGCTTCCAAAGGTCAGGTTGCTAGTACTCCATCAACAACTCTCCCTGATCCATTTACAATTCAACCACCTACTAGTGTTACATTATCTGATCAATTAATATCTTATAATGATGGAACAGTAATTGTAGCTTTAGATGTTGCAATAGGTGCGTCACCTGACAGTTTTGTTTCATTTTATCAAGTAGAATATAAAAAAGCATCTGATTCGGATTTCATAATATATGCTCAAGGTTCAGGGCTTACACATAGAGTTTTAAATGTTATTGACCAAGAAACTTATGATGTAAGAGTAAAAGCTATAAATAGTCTTGGTGTTTCTAGCACGTATGTCTCAGCTCAACGAACTATTGTAGGAGCAACTGATCCTATATCAAATGTTACTGATTTTTCTTGTAATATTGTTGGAAACGAAGCCCATCTTTCTTGGGAAGCTGTAACTGATTTAGACTTAGCTTTTTATCAAGTAAGATATTCAACTTTAACAACAGGTGCGGAGTGGCAAAACTCAGTATCATTAATTGAAAAGGTATCAAGACCAGCAACCTCAGTATCAGTCCCAGCTAGAGTGGGATCTTATTTAATTAAAGCAGTTGATAAACTTGGTAACTTCTCTTTACAAGCTACAATAATTGCAACTAACGTAACAGCAATTGGTAATTTTAATAATGTTGCTAGTGCCACAGAAAACCCTAATTTTACAGGAACAAAAACAAATTTAACTTTGGCAAGTAATTTATTAAGATTAACAGATTTAAACTCAACAGGAACTTATGATTTTGCAAGTGTTATAGATATAGGTGCATCTCACACTGCTAGAGTTACAGCATCTTTAACTCAATTTTCAGAAGACCCTACTGATTTGTTTGACTCTAAAACAGGATTGTTTGATGCAGCCACAGGGTCTTTTGACGGCGATGCTCCAGCAAATGAAAACGCACATTTAGAGATTGCTTTGTCTGATGATAATTCTACGTTCACTGCATTTAGAAATTTTGTTATTGGTGATTATACAGCAAGATATTATAAATTTAGATTAGTGTTAATATCAAGAGATGGGGCAACAACACCTGTAATATCTGCA